AATACGCTACTATCACCTATTGGCATTGTATTATCTCCTATTACTAAAATTTATTCTATTTGTAAACATTAAAGTACGTCCATATCCATAAGTGGATTATTACCTTGATCAGCATCACCTGCTGGATCTGACGCTTCTTCTACTGTTGCATTTATACTTATACTTGTCGTTGTTATATTGTTAGCTAATTGTGTAACAATATCAAAATCTTTTGGTGAATCTTCTTCATCAACTTGTTTAGCACCTGCACCTAAAGCAATACCTCTACCAGTTGGTGATAAAGTTATATTTGAAACTCTTACATTTCCTTGAGGAGCTACCGATACTCTCAATGTCGCAGTAGATGCTTCACTAAGTTGTACACTTTTTGTTGAATTTTTAATATCTAAAAATCCTCTACCATCTCCAAAATTAATACTCATCATAACATATGGTTGAAATGCCGCTCTACCTTGAACACCACCTTGAAATCCTACATTTTTAATTTGAGGTAAGGTATTCGGACTTGTACCCCCTGCAGCTTCACCATTTGAATCTACCGCATCCACATCTTTAGGTGCTGCTGGAAAATTAAGTCCACCACCAAGTCCAATTGTCGCACCATCTGGATTTCGTCCCCTTGTTCCCGCTTTAACGGTTACCTTCGTTCCAAAAGAAGCTCCACTATCTACTCCCTGTCCAGATAAAATTACAGTTTTATCTGGAAATACCCCGTTAGTAGTTCCAACATTTTGTTTAGTTACTAAAACAAATACTCTACCTGTTTTTTGTATTGATGCCATATTATATATCCGATTCCAAGTTAATTGTTTCACCTTCAACAAATAATTTAGCATATGTATCATCTGTCAAAGTCATTGTATAAGCAGAATCATTAGAATTTAATGTTGATGGTTGGAATACAATAACTTGATATCCACCAACAACTTCATTTGTCAAATTCACCCCTGTAATTTCTATATTAGTTCCTGCAGTATCAGCTAAGTTATCAATTAATGGACTACGCATTACAGCATCTTTATTATCTTCAGTCACACCAACTGTTCTCGTCATCGCTTCAAGGACAGGCATATTTAAAATTGTCTTATCATATGAATCTGGGCCATCTGGATGTGTTACATCAAATAAACTATAATCAACACCATCATCAGCCAAAGCGAATTTAGTTATTTTAACATCTCCACTCTTGGCTAAAGCTTGTCGTCCCGCTTCAGTCAATACTGCGTCTATAAATATAGTTACACTCTTATCTAAAAAAGCCATTAATCTGCCGATTTATAATTTAGTTTTATAGTTAATGCTGCTGTTGCACCAGATTTTAATCCAGTAACTATACAAGTTGTCTTAGAACCATCTTGACTACTTGTAATTCTTTTAGCTTTAATTTTTATTGAATTATTTCCTGCTGGTACTATTAATGTTTGAGATGCCCTAAACTTCTTAGATACATCTGTTGGTTGATTGAATGTTCCTGCAGTGGTTACATCATCATCAATATACATAAAAGCTATATTGGTATTTAAAAGTGTATAAGAATATGCCTCAGGTGCAGCCGCTTGAGATAAATTTTTAGTATTACATTGTAGAGAAGCTTCTGTCGCTGTTGCACTGGTATTTCTCCAATCTAAGTTTAAAACACCATTATTAGTATTTACCTTACTATTAAATTCTCCATCAATACTTGCCAATTTAAATCCTTGTGATTTATCTAAATGATCTGTATTGAGTAACAATTTATATTTCATTACACTTGTTTCATTTGGCACTGGTTCTAATAACGGTAAATTCTCGATTACATTTCCGTAATAATCTGAACCTGAAGGATGTGCTGTATCCCATAGTGCGTAATCCACTTCGTCATCTGCCAATGCGAAATGTGATACATTAAAAGCACCTCTTGCCAATAACTCTCGACCTTTATTAGTCAATATGGCTTTAAGTACTTGTGTTGTTTTATTTAAATAGGCCATTTATTTATCTCCAATACTACTTTAAATATAAATATAATTTTTATCCACTTTCATCTATATCAAATTCAGTTCTAATCTGTAGACTATCTCGTGCATCACCTGTAAGTCTTGTAGGACTTGTAAGTATAAACGCTACTGGTTTGTAATCTTTTTCTCCATTTTCATCTAAACTATATGGAGCCGAATCTACATCATTCTTAGAACCTTCAAACATAATTCTTCTCAAAGCTGTTACATTCTCTGTAATTTTTTCAAAACTAGAAGTTACAAAACTTACACTTGAGGCCGTCCCTGCTATAAAATTCTCTTTCGTACTATAAATATAATGTCTATCTTGATTATAATCAGAAACTCTTTGATTATCTATTACATTTATAGATTCTGTAAAAACACTCGAAGGGCCTCCTATATAAATAGAAGAAGTTGTATAATTTCGTCCAAACCATCCAAATTTATCTACTCTATTTAAATCTCTTATTGTTGGTTTATCACTATCTACATTAATAGTACTATCATAATATTGATTTTCAGATGTTAAATCATGAGTTGAGTCAGCATCTATTTCTTTATCTAAATGAGTAACACTTTGACTTACTTCAAAATATTCATTTTCTGCAGTTTGTTCTACAGTTTCTCCTTCTTCTGCGTTATATTGAATTGTAGATTCATAAACTGGATTTTCTTGAGTAGGATGGTTAATTGGTTGTTTATTTCTTTCCAATACATTATTTTCAACCAAAACACCTACTATTCCTTTAGCTCGAGCTGGTAATAAAGATTCTAATTGTCTAAATAAAGAATGGTCATAATATTCTAAAACTCTCAAATAATCAAAAAAGTTATTTGCTCCAGTATACTTCTTAAAATATTCTTCTTTCATTTGGTCTAAGCCCCTATAACTATATTCCAAATCGTCTCTACTATCCCCAAGATAATTATCAAAATTAAAATCTGACATTTGATTCATTATATCTTGGTTAATTACATCTACAGGAGAAAAATAAACACCTACTCGATTTAAATCTAAAGGAGACCTATCAAATTCAGATTCTTCTATTCTTTCCGTTGGATTTAGATTTATCAAATTACCAACTCTACTTTTTATATATCTCGCATCCTCTAATCTTATCTTATTATTATTAACTCTTATTCCCCCTATCTGTGGTAAAGGAAATTTTGTTCTATCTACTACATCTGAATAATTATTTTCATTTGCAAAACCAGTAGCTATACCATTAAGAGGTGATGATTGGTCTGTAGATGTATCTCGTACAGAACTATCGGATGAATGATTTTTATCTTCATTAAAAGAATATCTTAATGCAATATCTTCATAAGATGCACTAATTGAATTTCCTGCGAAAGATTGAGGATTCTCCACATGCTCATTAAATGGTTTCTCATCTAAAGAAGATTTCCATAATCTAAATTCCATCATAGAACCACTAAATTGACCACCAAAATCTTTTGTAGTACCACCACCAATCCATAATGAACCAGTTTCATCAAATTTATTATTAAAAGAACTCGATACTGAAGTTAAAAATTCGGTTGAAACATTATCTTGATACAACATGGTATCTCGTCCAGCATCCCATTGTTTAACTATCAAATCATATTTGTATCCCTCATCAGTAGTATCATTTCCAAAGACTCGTCTAAGTGAACCATCATCTACATATACATTTGGATTTAATGTAACGTTATTTGGATCATTACTTCTTTTTTTCACCGCCATTCGTAAACTTAAATGTTTTACATTTGGTTGTTTTAATGTAACTCGTAATCTCAATCTTTTCCAATTTGTATAAATACCGTCTTGGAAAGAATGAATTCCATAATTATTAGGAATATTTTCAGTATGATAATTTCTGGTACCCCAATTCAGTACTTTACCTTTATCATCTAATTCAAGAACACTTATTTCCATAGTTGCTGTATTAGTCTCAGTTCTCGCATATACAGAGAAATCAAATGTCTGTCCATATGAACCTGTAATGAATCTCGCATCCGCTCTATTATTTCCACCATAGTCATAAATTTTACCATCACTATTTCTATATGGATATGTATATAAGTTTGTAGCTACTCTTGTAGTCTTATCATTTTCATCACCAACATCTACTGTTGCTTGGGTATGTGTCATTTTTAAAGAATAAGTTGAACCAGGTCTGGTATAAGCAGATGCACTATTAATTAATAATGTTCCATGTTCCGCAGCACTAAATGGTATATCATTATATTCACTTGGAGTATCTGGTGCAACTATATGACCAGCTGTAGTAGACCCAAAACTTCCTGTTTCAAATACATTACCAATCAACTCTTGAGAACTGGGACTCCTTCGTAATAAAACAGACCAGAAATCTCCATTATAGAATGGTAACGGTGCACTCGACATAGTAACATAAGTAGATACTGCTTCTGCACCCCAACCTTCTGTAGATGGAACTTTTGTATCATTATTAGTTGAACCCGATAGACTAAATACTATTCTACCAATATTGTCCGTAGAACCATTATCTCTTAAATGAAATCCCCAGTTATTACCATCTTCACCACCACCTTGTACTATTGTCATATTGGAACTTGATACAGCCTTAAATCTAAACTCCATACTATTTGGAACTTTTGTACCACCTAATCCAAGTGTCTTTGACCAAGATGAGGATACAAAACTTGCCGCTTTGAAATCTACAGCCTTTGTAAATCTTCTACTTGTTTCATATATTGGATTCACATCTGTAACAGTTGGGCCTCCGAATTCTCTAACCCTCAATATAGTAGAAGAAATACCATAACAATTTATCAATCCTTTTAACGCATCAACTGTACCTTTAGATTTTAAAAAGAAAGGCATGTTAGCAATAATTCTTTTCCAAATTTCTCTCGATACATCTTGTAATGAAGAACTTGCATATAAAGTTGTTTGATTATCACTATCTACTGATTTACCAAATAAAAATTTATCTAATTTTATAAGGTCATATCCATCTTGAAGTTCCCACCCAAAAGATTTAGCTACTGAATATATTAACTCTTTTGATAATCCTTTACTTAACGCTTCATCTGTTTCATATACTTGTCCAAATCTATCAATATAATTTTTTAAATTATCAAAATGCTGTCCCATCATATCTACAAATTTAATAAAATCTTGATTTTCTCTATCATCTCGTATATGGTCTGGTAAATGATATATTAATCTATCAAGATTTTCTGTATCATATGTAGACGCACTTGTATGATTTAAATTATACCAATCAACAGCGGTACTATTAGTACTTCTCAATAAAGTATATGGTTTTGTAGATGTGGTTTTTGGCCAAGATGCGTCATAAAATAATCCTGCACTTCCAGATGAATAAGATGAACTATCAAAATACAAATATCTTTCATATCCATCAAAAGTATTAATAACCTCATTAACAGCTATCTCCCATCTTTCAGCTTCATCCTTACGTGCCGTTAAAGCAGTATTTGCATCTTGTCCTAAATATCCTGCAGAACTTAAAGTTCCAGCAATAGAAGAACTTTTATCAGTATATTCTTCTATCTTTTCTAATTTAGTTTTAAAATTTTCTAATCGTCTTCGAGCTGAACTAAATTTAATAAATTTATCATAGTTAGAATAATCAATATTCAAATCAACTGAATTAAATGAACCACTTACAATATCTCGTTCTATATCCTTTGCTACAGAACTACTTGCTTGAATTAAATCATCATAACTCAGTGCCTCAGTAGACCGTTCTCTTATCTTTGAAGCATTACCAACACCACCTACTGGTAATCTTAAAACATTTGTAGGAGGCGGTGGTGCTTGATAAGTAACATAATTTATTGGATACGATTGTGGATTTAAAGCTATTTTTGTAAAGATAACATCTTTACCTACGTCTATAGTTCCTGGTAATGGTTTGTCTAACATAACTAAAAGTTTGTTTTCAGCAAACATTTTATTCGTTACTACATATGGAACTTTATTACATAAAATAGCTATATCTGATTTTTCAACATCTCTTACTGTATTTTTAAAATTAAGTTGTAGATTATCTTTATCATTTACACCAACTATATCAAATAAATCAATTCCATTACGTTCCGCGTATTCTTTAACTGAAACTTCTAATCCAAATTCTGTAATATTTTCTGCATTCGACCCATAACTCAATACTCTCGATTCATATGACCTATAAGTTATAATTTCCCTTGTGACTTCTTCTTCAATTGTTTTTGTAAAAAATGGATCATTTTCATCTCTGTACATATGGTCTTTCATAAACTCAATGGCGCTATTATCACCAGAGTCTAAATCCGCTATATCATTTTGACTCAAATCACCAATTCTAAAAGTAGGGTCTGCTTTATAAACCCACATACCATTTTCTATATTATGGTCGTACCAATATAAAAACTGTTGGTTAAAAGTATAGTCTTCGTGACCATCATATGGATCTGTGAATGACTCAATGAAAAGAAAATTACCATCAAAATCTTTAGGCCATCCTGGTAATAACGGTTGTCCATTATCAAAAAGAGTTGGATCTACTGCTTTATGTAAAGGATAACCATTTATCAACTTATCTTGTGGCCATATAGGAACATTATTTTCATCATAAGAAATACCCTTAACATTTTGTGCCCAACTTGTTTCAACTGGATCCCATACCCATTGACCAAATTCAGAAACATAATCATCTGCAGGGCCTGGTGCACCAGAAGGTTTAGGTTCTATATAATATTCAGTTCTTACTTCTGTTTCGGTTACTTCATCAACTGTATCAATAAAATAATTTGGTATTGTTAATTCTATAGTACTCTTATCACCTAAATCCAATCCCGCAGTAAATACTTCCCATACATCTTTTTCGATATAACCACTATCTTTTGCAGGATTGGTTGAAAAAATATTAGTTTCTGTATTTTCAAAATAATAACCATCTGCTATTCTATTCAAAAAATCAGTATCAAATTTTAAATTACTAAACTGTATATTGTAAAGCTCATTTTTTAAATGATGTTTTTTATCAATTACAAGTTCTTTTCTATTAGGTGAAATAAATTCTATAATATAACTTGGTGTATCACTAAATACTTCTGTAGCAGGATCTGGAGAAAATTGAATATCATCTTCATTCGTGGATGTTGAACCCATTCCAGCTACTTTTTTATATAATTTTCCGTTCCAATCAATAAAACCTCGCGTCCATATATTACCATCCTGTTCAAATATAAAAGTTTTTAAGCTTCCACCAATTCGTTCTAAAAAATTATATTCTAATTCTGATATACCAACTGGTTGTCCCATAAGCTCTAAATCATTAGCCAAATATAATGTTGATACTATATCAGTTTGTGGAAGTAATTCTATTGATAAGATATTCTCAAGGTTATCGCGTGCCGTTATATGTAATATATCGGTTGAACCAAAATCATCTATTTTATTACCGAATGCCATTTATACCCAACTATCCTTTAAATCTGGAAGTTCTTTAAACGATTCCTTTAGTGTTGTCTCATCAGCCTCATAACTCTCCAATGTAGGCTTATCTCTATAATGTACTGTTAATTTTTTTTGTTTTTCACCTACTTGAAAACCTTCTAATTCAATATTTTCTATAACATCAAAACTATCTGGGTCTTGAAAAAAAACTAACTTACCTTCATTGTCCGTAAAATTATTATCAATTTCAATATTATGGTCGTCTGCATCTGCAGCATCATCAGATATTGTCATTCCTTGAAAAGCAAGTCTCCTTACTTCATTAAGATAATTTCTTTTATTTAGTTCTTTTATTCTTTTCCCGAAATCTAAACGTTCAAGTTCTTCTGGAGTGTACGGCATTTTTATCTACTCACTTTGAATTTAAAATCTTCACCACCATAATAGTTTATTGTTTTACTGGCCCCACTACCACTTACAACCTTATATTCTATCTGATAATATCTTTCTGATTGTAATCCATTTAACCAGACATTAAAATAATTACCTGAACTATCACATGACAAATATGAACCAGAACCATACGGTACAATAACATCTTCACTCAATGCATCTTTTATTTGATAATAAGAGGACGCACTTGGTAAATGATGTATAGTTACACCATCATTTACAGTTGTAGTACTATATGTTTTTGCTGGATACCTTTCTCTTGCTACTACTCTAAATTTTACTTTAGATTTTTCTCTATACTCAGGTCTTAACCCTTTCATATAAAAAACTATATCTTCTAATTGAGAACCACTTAATTGTGTAAGACTTCCAGATGACCATAATGAATCATTCCATTCCGCTTCCAATTTAGGTTGATATATAGTATTAGTCTCTCTACTAAAAAATGCGAAATGTCCATACTTTGTAGTATTACCTTCTTCTGCGTTTGAATTTGAATTACCAACACTACCACTTCTCTTTACCATAAATCCTTGATTTGGTACAGTACCATCATACCATTTATTTACAATATCAGTAACATCCATTCTCATATCTGTAGTCTCGTAAGCAAATGATTGAGAAGCCTCATATCCACTTCCACTATACCAATTTCCCCCTGTATCATTACTACCACTTATCCATTGCGTACCATCTGTTTCTCCAATTCTATATCTCCAACTTACACCTTCAGTTGTTTTTGGATTATCATGAAATTTACCTTGTCCACCATCCCAACTTTGACTTACTGGATATGCATATAAAGATTGGGTAGTATTTAGTTCTGCGGAATTCGCATCATATAAATTTAAATAATATTTTGCATTTGATGGTATTGTTCCATCTACAACCGATTCAGAAATTTCAGTTATATCAAATTTTATTAAGGCTCTGGAAACTTTAATTACAGAACCATTATCATTCATATCTTTACGAACTTCTAATATTTCATCAATACCTGTATTTTGAGATTGTGTTGCTTCACCCTCATATAATGTTGCGTCTGTATCAGCGTATATAAAATAATGCATTATATATCTCCAACCACTTTACCTACAATATCTGTTTTAGGATATCTAACTTCAAATATTGAAGGGTCTTTTGCAGGATAAAGAATTCCATTCTTCATTACATTTGGATCACTCAAATCATATAAATTACCAGAATATCCTTTTGTAACATCATATCTGTTACTAAAAGCTAATTGTGTTCCAAGTGGATTATTATCCACAGGTGTTTGTACCGCAGCCACTCCTTCAACACCCAAAAGTTCTTTAACTGCTTCGGCTATCACTATTGGTTCATTAATTTGCCAACGGTCAATGTCAAAATATTCATGCATTTTTACCATTGCTCGTAATAAAACTTCATTTTTATTATATCCTTTTTCTGATAAAATATCAAACCTTACACTTAAATTTATTATATAAGCGTCTTTTAAATTATAAGCATCCGTTAACATTCTAAACCTACCCATATAAGTCTTTAAATTATTTTTAACAACATCATTAAGTTTAGTTAATCTTTTATTTTCATCAAAACCAAGTAAATAAATATTTAATCCAAATTGATTCATTATCTCATTATCAGTTCCATCTGGTTGAGTTGTTATTTGGTCATCTTGAACTACATAAGCTTTAGCAATGTTACCAAATCTTTCAGGTAAACTATATATTCGTGCTATAATATCATCTTTAGTTACAGCTCTTCCTTGTGCTTGAAAATGTGCTAAAGCGTTTTCCTTAATTTCCTCTACGGATTCTCCATTCATTCCACCACTTGCAGGTTCGTCATTTATAACTGATATAGAATTTTTTACTCGAGCTAATTTAGTTGCATCTAAATTACCTTGAAATTCTGATAATACTTTAGATGAAAAATCATTTATCTGTTTACTTCCTACATTATGGTCTGCTCCACCACCATATGTATAATTTATAGTAAGAGTTGTATTAGCAGGTGCTTCACCATAAGCTCTTGTTTTTGTAAAATTGGCTGGGTCAAACGCAACTCCTAATTTAGATGGTGAACCTGGTAAAATACTTCCAATATTAGTTGGATTTGGAATTAATTCTTCATCAGCAGTTACTTCTGTACCCGCTCCGAATCTCAATTCCATTTTATTATCAGACCTTGCGTGTGTCTTAAATCTTTTAGAAGTTTTAGTTCTTCTCAACATATAAGGAACTGTTTCATTATATTGTGATAAAGAAGGGTCAACATCAGGTAACGCGTGTAATTCTTCAAAAACTAAATCTTGTGCTAAAAATGGAACTTCATACCAAGTATTATTTGCACTATCCTTAACAGAAAGTATTTCGGTTACGTTATCTTTAGCTAATACAATCTTAGAATATTTCTCTGCTGTACCAAAAGTAAATTTTTCTTCTTTAACAAACCCACTTGTAGCAATAACTTTTTTTGTTAATCTATAATAGGTAGGTGTACCTGAACTATTAGTTTCTGAAACTTCTATTGTTCTCTGACCTGTCGAGGTAGCAAAATTACAATCATCTAATAATCTAAATTCAATTCCACTCGTAGTAGTCTTAACTCTAGTTTCAGCTTTTACATTAATAGCATATTCAAAATCTGGTTTTGAAGAATCTCCAGTTTGTGCTGGAACTTCACTTGAAAATGTAAGAGTAACTAAAGCGGGTGAAGTCAATCTTGGTTGATATCCTAAAAATTGTGATATATTAAAAATTTGATTTTTTTCTTCTGCATATGGAAGTAAAGATTCCTTAAAAGCTACATCGGTATAATATCCCATAACATCACCAACATACGCACCAGCTTCAAGGAATAACATTCCTGGTGAGGCTTCATTAAAATCCTTATATGCAGTAGGAAAATATGACTTTGCTAATTCAATTAAATTATCTCTTAAATTACTAAAATCTCTACCTACATATTTTACTTCTTTGTTATAATTTGGCATTAGATATTTCCACCATTATAAGTTATTATTGTTTTATTGAGTTGAGTCCTATCATTTTTTAAACTATATGTTATTTTTACATTAAGTTTATTATTTGCATCATCTATAACAGGCTCTACGTCACTTATAGATAAATATGGTAACCAAGAATTTACAGCTTCTCTTATAGATTCTTCTGCTCTGTCAATTATAGTTGAATCCATTTGTTCAAATACAAGATTTGCTAAAGCACAACCAAAAGTAGGGTGAGCTAATCTTTCACCAAACTTTGTAAGTAATAAATTCTTTAAATTAGATTCTGCTTGTTCAAGTGTAGTTTTACTTTTATCAAAAAATCCAAGCTCTCCATGTCTAATAGGTAATTTTACACCTATGTAAACATCTGGGTTATTATCATATTCTCTATTGGACGCCATTAGTATTCTTCTTATTTATAGCTTTCATTAAACCACTATAATCTCTTGTTAATGCACTGATAGTTGATTCAGGAACATCATCTAACTTAACACCTGATTTTGCTATTGAATCTGCCGCCACCATATTACGTTTATTCTCTGCAGGTTTATTTAAGGTAACTACATTGGCTGTATCATCTTGGGTAAAAACTTTATTATCCATAGATGGCCAATCTTCTTGTCCTGGTTGTACATTAGATGCACCTTCCATTATACCACCAACTGTTTCATTTAATACTTTATTAAGAACTGGATTATCTGTATAAACTTTTTGCTCTTTTTTAGTAGACTTTTTCGATACTGAAACTTCTGGTACTATATCTTGTAATTGGGAAGAAGTTTCCTCTTTAGTAAATATCTCATTAAGTTCTTTTTTAACTTCTTCTTTGACAACTTTTCTGATTATTCCTATAAGTTGTTTCTTGTTCATTATTAACTCCTAATCTAAAACTATAGGGTACACTCCCCTAAGTCTTGCCTCTTGGTTTATTAAATTATATTTTAATTTTGTAGGATGATTCAACACCCAATCTCTATGTGTCTGACTATGTTTCCAAAACTCAACCAACCTATTTTCTTTTCTAGCTTTAGTCCAGTTTTTTATTATCAAATCTTGTTGTGGAAGAGTCTCAGTACCTTCTTCTTGTTCTTGTAATAACCTCTCAATATTTTCTATATTTTTTGGTAAGGTATGAGCTATCCTACTTATATTATTAGCCGTATCCTCCAACCTATCTTTACTAACTTGTGCCAAATCAATTACAATTTCATTAGCATCGGTATATGCAGTAGCTAACTTACCAGCTCCTGCAGGAATTGCTGTTTCCACAGCTTTTTTACCTGTTTTATATAATGTTTTAAATCTATTAACTATTGATTTTTGATTCCGTGCTGACCGTTCTGCCTTCTTTGTTCTTTTCATTGCCTTTTTCAGTCTCTCCACTTTAGATTTTATTTTATCTAATTCTTCTCTATTAAGCGTATGTTGATTTTTAGTATTATGTCTTAAATCATATTCTAATTTTTCAGCTTCATCTGCTTTGTCTTGGATAGGTTTTAATATCTTATCCAAAGTACTTTCTAACATTCTACCTGCCCCTGTTCTCGCTGACATATCTTTATCCTAATATTGAATTTGTTGATTTAGGTGGTGGTGTTATATCTTCAACGCCACCTGGAAATTCTGTAGGGTCTTGTATCACAATTCTTTTACTCTCACCTAATCCATACTCACTACCATCAAGTTTCCACTTCCATACTACTTTAGCTTCAGATTCAGTTTCAATCAAATCACCTTCATTTAATTTTTGTTTAGGTTTAACCGTTTTTTCATTAACCATTACATCACCTTGTATTGAATAAATAGTTGCTACTTGATGAGTTATATTACCTGTTCCCAATTCTGGTTCATCTACATAAAGGTCTGCAGACCTTGACCTTTCTTCTAATGTTTTCTTTTTAAGTGGATGTTTACCATCAATAGCTAAGTAATCATTTTTTCGTTCTTTCAATTGCTTTAATTTATTTCCTACCCCACTCATTAATGCTGCAGCATTTGTTTTGGATAAAGCTTGATACATCGTTTCCATAATTTCCTGCATAGTTTCTAAATAGATTTGTAATTCTTCTCCCCTTACTGCCGCAGAATTATTTATATAAACATTTCTACCATTAATAATAAAATCATCAGAACTATTCATAAATACTGAACCATCTTGGGTTTGTAATATTAACCTATCAGTATCTAATACTATAGTATCCTTATCAGAAGATAATGGATTAAATTTTGTATTCTTTAATGGTACTTGTTCAGCAAAATCTTCAGTAGAATCTCCACTTGTCATTAATATAGTAGAACCTTCCGCACCCAAAGATGGTATATAAAATAAAGGTGTTTGTTGACTTTGATTATTACTTATTCGTAAAGTAGGTTTTGTTTTACCAAGTTGAGATTCAAGTCTAGATCTATTGTTATCAAAAATAATTGATGAACCAAATCTACTATTTATTTGTTTTGATCCTCTTCCACTTAAAGGTAGTTTTTTATTATTATTTTCTCCAGCACTTTTATATTGTATTATTTTTTTCTGTACTTCTATTTTATCTGTTTGTATAAGTCCAGCTAATTGTGGTGCATATGAAAAATTTCCACCATGTGATATTTTTCTATTCAAATAATAATAAGTATCTCCATACATAATAACTGGAACTGTTTCACCAGGTATCGGTAATTCAAAATTTCCTGTATCAAGTGGATAAGCCATTAAACCTTTACGAAGTTTACCACCTTCAGAAATTAGGAATTTACCAGTTATAGCACCAAATTCTCCTTCATCTGGTTCTCCTGTACTTTTTTGTGGTAAATTAAAAATACTATCATTTACCACCGTAACTACCATATAATCAATTTCAAATGACTCAGGTATTCCTGCCAAATGTGATTGTATTTGTGCTTGGGTATTTTGAGGTCGCAAAGATAAATTACTCGAATCCCCACCCATTGCAGCCTGTTTATTCTTCTTAAAAAAGGTTTTGTCCATTTATCTAAGATTCTGTTATTTTTGTAGCTTGTTTATTTTCAATCTCGTCTGTATATTTTTGTAACTCTTTAGTAACTGGATCAAGTGTTTTCATCAATTCTTCTTTCTCTCTTTCACTTAATCCAAATTCTGATTCGGCTGTTCCTTTTTGTTCTCCGCTTATTAAGCGTTGTACAATACCAGCTAATTTAATTAATTGTTCATCATTTTTAACTTTTATTTCCAAATATTCCTTAATCGCTGGTATTAATTGAACCGCAGTATCACCATCTTTTACAAATTGAACTACTTCTCTAATCAACACATCTAACTGTTTTTTGTTAGTATCAGCATTATCATAGATATCTTCGAAAATATCAGATAATGATTTATCTTTAAATACTTTGTAATCTTGAGACATTTTTAATTTAATCCGTTTTTAATAAATATCACGACAAATAAAACCTAATAAAACCGTCATTGTATATAAATATATAAGAATTTTTTTTATTTATGCTATAATATAGTTATTATCGAAGGGTGAATACCTTCATTTTCGCTAATAAACGGGAGAAAACCAATGCGGGAAATCATAACACTCGTCAAAGACTGGGTAGATGACTTAGCTCACTTACTTATGTCGTTTGTAGCCATTGGTGCAGTTGGAGAGGTCATCTTCGGTACTGGTATCTTTGGCGTAAATGTTATTGGTAACCTAACATCTATCATAAACACATTCGGCGAATCTGGTTTCGCTGGACTCGTCGCGTTGTTGGTGTTAGTGGGTTTATTTCGTAAGTAGGGAACGGAAGCGTATTTGATAGTACCTACACTATCGGATATTAAAAAAGGGCTGATTTTTCAGCCCTTTTTTTTAGCTACATTCGGTTATAACCTAAATGATGATAGTGATAATGAGATTCAATCTCAAAACCATTTGCATATGAGTTTATGTTTGACCAAAGATTGAACCAGTATCCCAGGTTTCTATCTGACCTTCATTCATATATTGTTCAAACATCATTTTATACTGTGATTTCATTTGATTTACAATACGAGTTATTAATTGAGTATTAGCTCCTGTCATTTCTCGTATCATAATGTAGAGAGCTTTCTTATTAAAGTTTTCTATAAATTGTCTTTTTCTAAACAATTCCAAAACAGCGAAAGCTATATCTAAATCTTTTTTACGTTTAAAATAATTGTGTAAATTATTTTCCCAAAACTTAAGCATTTGATCTACCAACTCACCAAACATTTCTTTATTTTCATGTTCTTCTGTTTCAGTTTTAAGATTTCTTCCATAATCTAAAACATCTACTGTAGTGTGAGATTTCATTTTTTTGTAATTATTGGTATTATGTAATATCAACCAATTCTTAGCTACAATACTAAAATAAGAAAAAGCTTTCCCTTTATCTGGATTATACTTTGCTAATTGCATTACCATAAAAGCTACAACTTCATTTTTTACCTCATCAAGAGGAACATCAAAATAATAAAATTTAAATGTATGAATTATATTTTCTGCCAATTTATTAAAAGGCTTATCAATATGTTCTTCATAAATTCTACTCTTGATGTGAGTATCATTAGTATTATTATATCTAATTATTGCATCTTGGCAAGGTTTACCAAAATACATTTTACTCTTTTTCTTTCTTGGTTTTTTAGCGGTGGGTGCTCCCATTATTTATCTTCCTTTTCATTTTCGTTTTCGATTGGCTCTATAAATTTAGATAATTCATCAGCTGAATTTTTTATCTCTGTCCATATTGTTCCAACTTCATCATCGGCTTCAAAATATCCTTTGTAGTCAATTGAAGTTATTTTTTCTTGAACTTTCTGAATAGTTTCTGAATATTCTTCAATCCAAGTTTCCAACATTTCTGTTTTTCTTGTAAGATTAAAAACTACATATCCTTCAACTAAGGCTATGATTGTAACAATTCCTAATATTATTTCTATCATTATTTATCTCCAAATAATTCATTAAACAAATCTTTAGCTGTTTGTGATGAAGATACCGTAGGTGTTTCCGTTTCTGTTGGAGCGCCAAATTCTTCCTTCACATTTTCAAGAAGCTCTTTTTCTTTTTGTTCCTTTTCTTCCTTTACTTCTGGAGTAAGAATTTCTTCATAAGGTATATTTGAACTACCACCAAACATATAAGATTCTTTTTCGATTCTTGTAGCCATCATATCAGCTTGATGTAGAATTAAAGGTAAGTTAGTTTTTAATTGATGATTTTCGGCATATGCTTTTAAATAACCAACATTACCATCTTCATACATACCATCAGTTAATCTCAAAGCTAAATATTCTATCTGAGACATTTTAATACCATACTGACTTAATATCCAAACTGCTCTATCAGTTACAGTCATATAATGTAAATTCTGATTTTCCTTATACATCTTTCCTTGATTAATACGATGCCATTCTGAATCATTGGGTTGATAATAGTCTTGTGTTAAATCTCCCAACTTTCCTAAATCGTGATGCATTGCACAAAAGATAACTTCTTCTTCTCCATAATCTTTAGTAAATGCTCCACTATCTTTCCAAATATTATAAAGTTTCAAAGAACAATCTATTATATTTAAAATATGACAAACATACCCACCAGGCCAAGCGTTATGAAAATAATCAGTACTACTTGCTGGTGCAAACATTCCCCTATCTTTGAAATCTGAATACATTTTTAGAAGTAACTCTTTTCGTTCTCCCTCAAATGTATCTTCTACTATTTGAATTAACTTATCCCAATTTTCTTGGATTTGTTCTGCTTTTAATTTCATTGTTTCTCCCAATATTCTTTTTCCCATGGATAAACTATCCACTTATCCTTTTTTTGAAGTACCCATTTATCAGGTACAAATTGTGATTGTTCATGATAATGTATAGTAGCTATATACACATCATCTAATTTACTCAAACTATTTAATGTCTGTCCTGTATCTGCAATGTCATCAACTACCAATAAAGGTCTTACTCTTGGTTCATCAAAAAGTTTCAATCCTAACTTATGTGATAAAATAACTGCGGGAACTAATCCACCTCGTGGACTTCCCCATATTCCTCTAAATTCTATACCAGAATCTATAACCCATTTAGCTATCTCATCACACGCGTCTACTACTTCAGCGTAATGTATTAATTCATATTTACTCATTAATATAACTCTCTAAAACTTTTTCCACATGATTACGAGCAACTTCCCATTCAACTTTACCTGAGTCATCTGCATATTGGACGGGATCTTTTCTTCCTAACTTAATGAAGGCTTCTATTCTCTCTACAGAAGAAGCTGACTTATAATCAGAATAACCTTCTTGTGTAGGTTTGTAGGAAGTATTAGTTCTCTTATAAACTTCATCAAAATCTATACCTAAAGTTTCACAACATTCCTCACCGTCTTGTAATATTCCAAACTTATCCGTATCCAAATATGGTGTAGAAACTGAAACTCTTTCTGAATCCCAATTACCAATTTGGAAGGCTTCGAAATCAGCATTTCTAAACTCTGGACGACAATCAGGATATATCTCATGGTCACCTGCGTGAATACCCATAGCTATAGTTACATCTGTATCCTTTGTATTTGCTATTGAAAGTGCTACTGCTTGAATAACTGAATTCATCATTTTATTTCTATTCGGTACTACGGTGTCTTTCATATTTTCTTGTTCATAATGACCTTCAGGTACATCATCTCCACCTTGTACTAAATTAGAATTTAACAATCCTTGTAATCCATCAAATTTAATAACATGATGTTTTACACTTTGTTCTTTATCGTGTAAGTAACTTACAAGTTCTGATGCTCGTTCTAATTCTACATTATGTTTTTGTCCATAATCAAAACTGACCGCTGTTACTTCATAATCATTGGCCAATAAATGAATTAGTACGGTTGAACTATCCATACCCCCACTTAAAGATAATACTGCTTGTTTTTTCATTTTTTATCTTTCCTTTAAAAAAATTTATTAATTACTTTTTTTTCTTCTTTATTTGGATTACTTAATTTCAAGTATAATGGTTGATATTTGTTATAAGTCTGTATTGGATTTTCAGATTTAACCAATTCATCTACAGACTTTAACAAGTTATTAATGTCTGGTGTTGTAATCTGTTCAATTAAATCACTATGACTATTTGCTATCTCTTTTATTCTACGAATACAATCAAGTAATACGTACATATTATGTAATGACATTCCTGAAAAAGCACCTCTTGTCCATTCAAAAATATCTTTATATGTTAAAACTTTTTGTACATAATCATCAAATGGTGTTACATATGGAAGCGGTAAATCATTATTGAATATATCTTCACGTTTAGGTAAATTTATACTTTCAATACTCATTCGTCTTAAAGAAAATCCCATATAATATCCACCAAAAACAACCGCGTAATCTGGAGAAGAACTATCAGTAGTAACTTGTACATTACTACCAACTTCTTTTAATGATTTTTGTAACTGTTCTAAAATCAAAAAATCAGATATCTTAGCTGTTCCTAATATGTGTAACCATTTATTATGTGGTTGTAAATGTTCTTTACCTTCCAACAAAATAGCTATAGCATACATCATACTACTAATTTTACTTCCTTGAACACCACCTATTGACCAACCATCAAACTTAAATTCTTTTACAACATCATACCATTCTTGAGTTCTACTATCAAATCCCGCTTGTAAAACATTTAATATTTCTGTACCTTCTTTATCCCTATTTTCCACATAATATCTAAAATTTTCTGCACTTAAATCTAAACACTCATCATAATCCTTAAAAACTTTTCCTCCAGGTGGTATATCAAGATTCATAAAAACATTAGTATTATTTTCAGACCATCGTAATATAGTTTCTCTCAATTCTGGTTTCCAAACTAAATTACCAGTTTTAATTTGAAACCCTCCTGAATCTCCAAGTACAATAACATCCTCTGGAATCCCAAATGATTTACGTGACTCTTTATCTCTAAAATTAGCACCTGCTGATAATAAAAAATACTTATATCTAAATTGTTCTGGAAACTCCTTACCATAAAATCTGGTAGGAAGTTCACCTTTAATCTTAAATCCTTTTTTTAATTCTTGTGCAATACCTGCAGAAGAAAAACTTGGATACCAAATAAAACCTTTATCCATTAAAAAAACCCATGTTCAATTTTTGTATTCTCCTTAAAAAATTTTAACTGTTGTCCTATACCCAATCCTTCTAATGGAATGTGAAAAGTATTTTTCAATAAGGGTAATAGAAATTCTCTGTAATTTTGTCCAACATAAAAATATAAAGTATCACTTTCATCAATGCGTGGTCTTACTTGTTCATATACTTTATCTGACCATTCTATTCTTTGACTCTTACTAAAGTCATTTAAGGTCATATCATAATCTTCTATCATATCTTCCAAATCTAATAATCCATATTTAGCTGATAATATGTAAACTTTATCATGTGTATTCAAACAATACTTTAAAGATTTCTTAAAGAAATCAGAAATATATAAATCTTTAGCTTTATATTTTCCTTTTCTTTTATCTTTAACACACGAAATAAAACTTACATTCATAATGTTTTAATAAAATTATAAAATTCATGTCTTGCTTGATTTTTGTCATCTCTAAATACACCACTAAGTTTAGCAGTTTTCATAATAGAATTATGTTTAACTCCTCGTATACAAGTACATAAATGTTCTGCCGATACAACCACTGCTACTCCCATACTATCTTCACAAGCTTCATCAATATGGTCGTGTATTTGCATTGTTAAATTTTCTTGTACTTGTGGTCTATGTGCATAAAACTCTACTATACGATTTAACTTACTGAGTCCGATTACTTTACCATCTGGAGTTGGTATGTACGCCACATGAGCTACTCCAGTAAAAGGTAAGTGGTGGTGTGAACATAATGAATGTAATGTAATATTACCTTCAAATACCATTCCATCATAACCATCAACATTATCAAAAGCTGTAATCTTTGGTGGTTCACTATAGACACCTTTTGCCAAATCATTTACAAATGCTTTAGCTACTCTCATTGGTGTATCGGCTGAATTTGGATCATTCAACCAATCAAAACCAAGAGCTGTCATATAACGACCATAATGGTCAGCCGCTTCTCTAATCATATTTAATTTTTCATGTTCAGTTAAAGGTTTGTTTCCATTAGCATATTTTAACTTACTCATTTATACTCCTCGTTTATCTCCATAGGCTATAATATGTAACCTATCTGTAAAATTGTAACCTTGTTCAGTACACAAATCCATTAACCATCTTCGTCTTTCATTTAATTCTTCTTCAACTAATCCTTCGGGCATCAACCATACTTTATGATTTGGTATACTTAATTCTTTTTGTAATTCTTTCACTTCTTCTAAATCTTTTTCACTTGATATAACTGGTTTTAATTGATAATCTGGATGTAAATCAAGTAACATTTTCATTGCCTCATAGTTACAACGCCACTTCTCGTGTTTCTCTTTATCTTTTTCTGTAACTTCTCTATTAAGATACGGCATCCAAGTTCCAGGTCTTGGTGTTGAGTTTGATAACTTTGGTGAAAGTGAAATCATATCAGCTTGAGTACTTACATACTCACTACCTTCTGTTTCTATCGTAACATAATGATGATGTATTTTAGCCAAATTACACAAATCATTTAACAACTCTTTATGTAAAGTTGGGCCTCCCCCTGTAATCATAGTATATCTAATATGTGAATTATCTCTATAGAATTGGTCAATATCATCATAAGTAAACTTACCTTTTTCTGGAGCCCATGAACTATATGGTGTATCACAAAAAGAATTACTAAATTGACATCTTAATTTACAACCTGTCATTCTTATTAAAATGTGAGGTACTCCCATAAGTTTACCTTCACCTTGTAAACAAGAATATATTTCATTTACAGGAATAATTCTATCGGACATATTCCGCCATATTATCTTCGTGTTCCCAACATTGTACTTTAGAAATAGAAACTCTACCTTCTGTTTCTTTATCAACAATATCTTGTAAATACAAAGCGACTAATTCAGCGAACCTTTCACAACCTACACCATTTTCCAAAACTCTTAAATCTATTATATTACGTTTATCTAATTCCTTAAACATTTCAAGTTCTGGATCGTCAGCTGCTATACAAGTTGTATGGTCAAACATATGTTTCAACCATTCTTTAACACCATTACGTTTGAAACATCCAAAATCAATTACCCAACCTTTATCATCAAGTTCACCTTCAAACCACACTTTAAAACAAAGTGCATATCCATGAATCAAATTACAATGTGAATCAGCTTTCCATTGTCTAAAAGCTGTACTATATCCAATGAATCGTTTATAACTTCTGTGCATATTTAAAAACCTTTTATATTTTGTTGTACTTAATATACAACATTATTTAGCGTTTGTCAACTATTATTTTCCATTAATATATCTGTTTTAATTATTTTAGCTTTATTAAACTTGTAAGGTTTAACTCCAGGAGATTCTAAAATATCAATACGATTTACAAAACGTGAATTCATTGTGTCCTTTACCTGATAGATACCATCTTTATGATCAGTTCCTAACAATATAATAAAATCACCATAATCTAACCATCCACCCCAACGTTTCAAAAGATTTCTACTCACCGCTATAAATTTATAATTAGACGCTTCTTCCGTCTTAATACGCGTTCCATCTGCGAGAATGTTCGGTGTAGAATCAGTTTGATAACGTACAGGTTGATACATAGTAACAGTAACATTTGTTTCCTTTGCTTTATAATCATTCAACTTATCTTGCAATCTTTTATTCTCATCAACTAAAGATTGTAGTTGAATGTTTTTATCATTTAAAAATTTTGTTGATACTATACCATTAGCGTATGTAATTAATACTATACACAAAGTTATCACTTGTTTATTCTTATTCATATTTAGTTTACCCTTTAATATAAATATTTATTTACTTCTTAAAAATACATTTTTTTGTGGAGCTGGGGGGATTCGAACCCCCGTCCAGTCTGCATTCTTCAATGAGTCATTCACAACTTAGTCAGGTTTTATTATTATAGTAGTTCATTATTTACCTGCAAAACCACTAACAACTTTACTCAGAGTTATCAACTGGTAGTTTCTTTAATCTCTAACTTCTATCCTAACTAAAGAGAGTTCGTCTAACTTATTTTATGACCGAGTGTTAGACAACTCAGTAACTTATGCAGCGTATGCGTAAGTTGGTTGGGAATCAGAAACAGATTCTTCAACATAGTTGTCGAATCCCATTTCAGCACCAGCTAAATGCCAGTCAATTACCAACCCGTCTAGCGAATTATCGCCATTTAGGTTTTGTTGAGTCTTATTTAAGAGTTTACTCATACTCTGTTGCACTCTATTGTCAAATAACACCTGTCGATTCCAGTCAGCCCCATATTTACCAGTCTTCTTCATCGTATTGATCAAAAGGATTGTCAATCTTTTCTCTTATTTCATCTGTTAGTTCTTGTACTAATTCCCAATCTTGTGATTCTAACGCTTCTTCTAACTTATGTAATACTGTTTCTAAATCCATTATATAATCTCCATTAATTTAAAATATTGTTCTTAGTGTACGATAACAAACCTTCAAACCTAAAATAATTTGTTCTAACGCCCAAGTAATTGCTAAGAGAAACCATAGTCCTAATCCTACAACAAGTAATAACAAACATCCAAAAGTTATTATAAACGGACACATAATCCAAAATAGAAGTAATAAAAAAAAGTCTTTCATTCTTATTTCACTTCCTCACAATCACATTTATCTTCCCAACATAAACTATTTTTACCCCAACGTTTCTGATGTATTTCTTGCCAGTTAAGACCGAAGAATCTCATATTATACATATTTTCTTTATGAGTTTCAATCATTTTTTTTTGTTTTTTTGTTAACATTATGTTATAGGTCCTCCTATATAAATTTCCCATTTACCACTATCTATAAGTGGTTTTGCTTTCTTATATTTAATTTCTTTATAAGTTTCACCGTCTGTAATACCAACAATTTCATTTCTTCCCCACTTCTTTTCAGTTCTTCTAATAGTAGTATCTACAACTTTATCAATACAACTAATACCATTTAAATGGTCTATCTCGTGTTGAATACATACAGTTTCAAGTAATCTTAATTCTTGTTCTCGTTTATCTGATTGTTCTTTCTCCCAACTACCTTTACCATCACTTGGATTTTCTGTTCCACTAAAATACCAATCACATTCTTCTTGTTCAGTTTTGATAACTACATTTTTATATCGTTTAGTGTGAACACCTTTCTTTGGATAACTTAAACAACCTTCATAATAATCTATCTCATCCCATTGTTCTTTGATAACAGGGTTGATTAAAATAAGTGGTTCTCTAACATTAACCACAGCAACACTAGCATCAATCCCAACTTGGTTAGCCGCAAGACCAATTCCGTCCTTCCTCTCAGCGAGGATATTAAATAAGTCTTTCGCAATAGATAGTCCTTCATCTAATGACACCTTTCTCAGTTTTTTATTTATAACTGGATTTTTTTCTTTAAAACAATTAATAATTTTATTCATTATGCAAAATTAGACATATCTATTTCGTCAATAAAATGTATAGGTAATATTAACCTATCTTCTAACTTATTTGGTACAACATACCAATCTGGAATATATTTTATATAAACAAAATTTGTTGTATCTTTCTCATCAATATAATCTGACGGAGGTGGTGGTACTGAAGTTGTACAACCACTTAACCACAATGAAACAAATACTATTAATATTAAAACTATAACACTTTTTACTTTATCTTTTTGTAACGGTGTCATACTTCTGAATTACTTTGTTTAGTATCTAAAACAACTGTATAATCAATTAACGCTTGACATTTTTTACACCAATTAGGTTTTACAGATTTATGTTTAGAATATGTTCTTAAATGTTGTTCAATATGTTCTCTAACTGACACCATATCTCCTGTATTATATCTATATACTCCACCTAAAGGTCTACTCTTAGAATTTTGACCACATTCAATACAATCACCTTCTTTAGCTTTTTTAGTCTTATGTTTCAAAACATAAGCACCACTTCTTTTTTTAACTAAATCATCATTGTAACCCATTAATACTCAACTCCTTTTTCGTGAAAGTATTTTCCATCATCTCCTAAATCAGCATGACTACCACCAACTTTCTTGGCGTATAGTAAAGCATCTTCATTATCTCTTGCCCAAAATTTAACACCGTTAGGTAATCTAAATTCTCTCATATTATGTTTAATGTGAAACGGAACTTTTTTCTTTTTAGACATTTATCTTATCCTTTATGTAACTTATTATATCACTAATGTATGTAGCGACTATTGTAAAAAATCCAAAACCACTAACTAAAACACTTGGATGTGATTCTCCACACAATCCTAAAAAGTGTTTGATGAAATGTATTACTGATTCAAACATCATTTACCAAATTGATGGTTTAAAAAATCTTTTTGTTTCTTTACAGCTTTCTTTAGAGCTGCCTTTTTCTCATTATGTCGGTCAATGAGTATCTGTTCTTTTGACCTACGTTTAGCTTTTTTCTTAGGTGGTTTCACTTTAGTAGGTGGTAAAGTACCTTTTAAATTAGGTTGTTCTTTACCCTTATGAAACACATTACCATCTTTATCAACAAACTCATTCATAAAATGCCATCCTGCAGGACGACCTGTTGGTTTATATGCTGATCTAGGTTCTTCTGGTAATCCTACTAACATCATAGTACAATATGAACACGTAACAGTTTTAGTAGTTTCACCAACATTATCTACCCAACGACCACATTTTTTACATTCTAATGATCTCATAATATATTCCTTTATTTATTATTTGAGTGCTGGGTCGGATTCGAACCGACGAATAGTGGGTTTGCAATCCACCCCATTAGACCACTCTGGCACCAGCACGGCCCCTATGCTCACCAAAATGATTTTTCATTTAAAATACACTCACTTCACTATTAAGTATAAACATCATAATAATCAATACATATAATATTGCTACTAAAATTAAACCCATTAAAAATTCTTTTGTTTTTTTTATTACTTTCATATTAATACCTATTTGAATTATTTTCTTCAATTTCTAAATTTAGTTCTAAATTATGAATCAACCAATTTAAATCTGATTTAGCATTTTCTATTTGGTTAGAATTTAATTGATTTTCAACATTAATTAATTCTTCAAGTAGTAGTTTTGTTGTCATTGTTCATAACCTTTTTTTTAAATCTTTTATACATTTTATTTAAAGCTAACTTTTGTTTTGGTGAAAGACTACCTCTATCACGAATTTGTTTCTCAATAGAATCTAAGAAGTCTTCAGAACGAGATTCATAATATGAATCATACTTACATTTATATAATTCTTCTCTAACTAAATTTAACTTAGATAAAAGTCTTTCAGTTTCTAAACGTCTTTTTTCAAGTTCTTCTGGAGAAGTTCTTTTCATTATATTATGAATAGCGTTTAACATCTTTGGTGTTATCTTACGACCAGTAATTATAGCCACATACATATTAATTGTAAAGTCATCTGCTTTTTTTGTTTCAACAAGAAACTTTAATTCTTTGTATTCTTTATTATAAGTCTTTTTATTATACTCAGTTTGTTCTTGATTCTTTTTGACTTTATCTTGAACACTTTTTTTAGCTTTAGGATACAACTTATAATACTCCGATTGACTTAATCTTTTTCTGGTAGCTCCACTATATGTTTTTGGATAACTTGGTTTCATACTAAATAATTAGGACCTGTCCATTCAAACCAATTTGTATTATCTGAAAAGATAGAACCTCTCACGTGTTTAGCTGGTGAACTCCAATTAGCCGCTTTAAATACATCACCAAGTTTATAAGGTATTCCTTTTAAAACACCATCTTTCTTAGCAACAAATCCCCAAACTGAACTATCTGATATAATCTTATCAAATTTCCTACCAATTATAACTGACAATACTAAATCTTTCTTATGCCAATTATCTTTTCTACCATACCAATTTTTATAATTTTCATTGATATTATATAGAAGTTTATCTATTGAATTATTATATTCACTATTCATAATTACACAACCTCTTTAGTAATAGAACTAATATTACTTGTCAAGTTATCAACAGCAACTGTCAGAGGTTTATTACTAAGATACTCATTTCTAGCGTTATACTTAATGTATCTTTTAACTAACTCAACATGAACTGGTCTTAAATCAGAATAACCTGCTTTAGTAAAACCCTTATTAATTTCAGAAAATGAACCTGTTTTACTATTCAAAGTAATATCATATAACTCAGACTTTTCTTCAATAGTCCAGTTCTTAACATCAGTTTTCTCAAAAGAAGTAGTCTTCGCTTTAAGTTTTCCTGAATAATCGTAGACTAATTTACCGTCTACTCTTACAAAATTTCTATAATCTAGTGATGATTTCATTTAATAACCTTTCTTATTTATACTATAATATAACATAAAAAACGCATATGGCACAAGCTTTTTCTGCAATTATTTGCAAATAATTTGTTTTCCTATACCAATGAGGTTTCATATCAATCTTCTCTTGAATTCGTTTTCTGATAATCTTATAGTCTTCTATTCGTGGTGTCCAATCATTCCATAACTCATTAGGCCATTGTTCTCGTTTAAATACTCTTGTATCATCAGGATTCATTCCACGAGCCTTCATTTCTTTTCGTAAGTCATCATATCGTTTAGATAAGTACTTTCCTTTATCATAAAAAAACTTAACATGACCTTTATTTAAAGTGTATTGTTTTGGAATACTTTTAATATCCCAAGATTTAGATTTTAAACTTCTTTGTAAAGAAGAACCTACCATAAATATCTCACGATATTCCGCAATTAAATGTTGATCTGTTAATTCAGATGGATCAATTATATTAATTCTTGTCAAATTAAAAATCTCCAGGTGCTACTTGAAAAGTATTTAACTCTAAATCTCTCCACATTTTAACAACTTTATCTCTATCATCTACAACCAGAAAAACATCATTGATATCAACAAAAATATCTAACATTTTCTTTTTTAAAATTTCATCTGGCATAAATCTCATTTCAGGAGTGGCAGGATTACCATTGGCGATTGGCCACGATTTACTTTTAAACTTGTCAGGTCTCATTACCAAAAGGTCGTGAGGTACTTCGTGAATCTTCAACCAGTCAACGGTAGCTTGAAAGCTTCTATCGTTTCTACCACTAAAGATTACAATCTTAAAACCTTCTTTATGAAACATTTGAGCCATTTTAATTACTGGTTCATTTGGTTCATCTAAACTAATATTTTCAGGATCAAAGAATGTATTCCAGTTTATTTTGTTTGTAACTTTACCTTCAGCTGTTTTACCAGCTTTGATACGTCTTTTGTCGATGATAGCTAATGTACCATCTAAATCAAATATAATTGTATTTTTATTCATAATTGAATATACGAAAAAAACCAATACGTGTCAAGCTTTTTTTTTTAAATCGAAAAAGAAATTCCACAACCACAATCACGTGCAGCCTGTGGATTGTTAAATATAAAACCACCATTCAATAAGTCATCATTAAAATCTATCTCAGTACCAGTTACATATATATAAGAATTAAATGGTACGATCAATTTAAATTCATCTAAATCAAATACTTTATCATCTGGAACTATTTCTCTATCTGTATATTTAAATGAATAACTTAATCCACTACAACCACCACCCAATACAGATAACTCAACATTAGGTTTATCTTCTGTTAATAAAGCTATTAATCTACTTTTAGCTTTTTCTGTTACTGTTACGTGTTCCATTATATTATAAGTAAGTAGGGGGTTAGTTTCCCAACCCCCTAATGTCTATACTTTTTAGAAGTACACACTAATACCAGCGTTAAAGTATCTTGGGGTTCCAAGAAATACTTCTGCGTTGTGAGCTGCGTGAACTTTATCCCCGTAGCTATTGTATTGACTATGATCTACTGCATCTTGTACGAATACTGCATCTAATGCATTAAATACGTGAACAAAAGCTTGTACGTTGTATTCACCCATAGAAGGTAAATCATATGTAGCATGAAGATCCAAAGCAGAGTATCCTGGTGCCATCCACACTTGTTCTCTATCAGCATCTTCATCTGAACCATCATATTCACGAGCGTTTGGACTCCAATCAGAATAGTTCTTATCATACATCTTATACAAACCTGATAATTTAAGACCTTTTATTGGTGTTAAAGTAGCACCTAAGATATAAGCTGTCTGTGGTTGATCACCTACAAATAATCCATCAAGTGCATAATCATAAGGTGTAGTTGTCTGACCAATTACTTGACCTTCATCATTATACTCATCTTCTTGATAATTACCACTCGCATCACCTGCGAATTTCCAAGTTCCAAGACTTAATGTTGCATCTACTTTCAACATTGGATGAATTTGAGACGACGCCTCAATTTCAAGTCCTTGGTGTTTCTGATCTATACCACTCAAGAATATTACATCAGTATCACCACTTGAACCTTGTCCACTTGTTACAGATTTAGTAAGGTTTCTATCTTTCCAATCTGTGTTATAAACATTCGCTTTAACTGCGAAGTTTTCTGATTGAAAATTTACACCAGCTTCTGTACTAATGAATTTTTCATTAGCAGGATCTGATGCAACTGTACCATCATAGTAGATTACATTATCCATAATTGGTGGTTTCTCAACATATCCAACGTTACCAAAAAGACTAACATTATCATCTATGTCATAGTATGCTCCACCTTTGAACTGAGAAGTAATAATCGCGTCAGATTTAATTACTTCGTTAGCTACTGTAAAATGGTCTTGGTAAGAATATTTTATACTCGTTAATCCACCCATACCAAATAAGTTTAACTTATCTTTAGTGTAATTACCTTGTACAAATCCACCAATCCAATCAACAGTTGTTGAGTTATGATAAGCAATTATATCACCTAATTCAACTCTTTTACCATCTGCATAATTGTCATCAGCATAATCCATATAATAATCACCACCCATCAAATCACGAACTTCACGTGCGTGTTCGATTCCAGCAGTTCTCCAATCGATACCAAATTGTAATTCTAATTCATCACTAACGTCATAGTTAAGTTTTGAAATTACACCATAAGTATTTTGACGATTGATTGAATTACGTAGAATACCAACTGATTGATTATTACCTTCACCGTGTGTTCTTACTAGAGCTCTCTTATCTACATATACTGTATCAGAGTCTCCTGAATTCATAGCAATAAGTGCGTTCCAATCACGTGTCCAAGGACTACGACCATAATAGAATTTATAGTCATCATCACCTAAATTACCATCAGCATCTAATGTCGGTATCTTACCGTATGTTCCAGTTCCGCCACCTGAACCACCACTCCAATACGCGACTGTACTTAATCTCATTTCTTCATTAATTTTCCAGAAATGATTTAAGTTTACTAATGGTTTATGAAAAAAGTTTTCACGTTCATTCAAAAAATTAGGATTGTATCTATCTACTGTTCTTGCACCATACATATACCAATATTGTTTACCAGTATATGATGGATCTACTGGTGACCAATTCTGATTAAAGAATCTACCAACATCTTTGAACTTACCATCTTCACCTAGTGCAGTTTCATCATATCCTTCTATACTTGCTGCGAAATCAGCATCGTATGCACCAATGTTTTGTTTGTAGAGATTCTGTCCATGACGTTGTGGAGCTCCGATTGCATACAACTCAAAACGATGTTCATCGTTCATTTGAAAAGAACTACCAAAATAGTAAGCCCATGCATCTGTCCATGCTTTATCAATTACACCGTCACCTGTTTTTCTTACAATAGTAGTACTAAATGCCATCTTGTCATTTATAAGACCAGTATTATAATTAACAGTAGATTTTAGAAAGTTACCTGCACCTACTTCTTGTTTAACCTTACCACCCTTTTCATAGGAAGCTGGGTCTGTTATGATATTCATAGTTCCACCAATGGAAGGGGCAGCTAAATTAACGGCTGATAGACCTCTTTGCATCTGAATTGATTGAGCTGCATCTGCAACTCCATCCCAATTAGACCAATAGACCCATCCGTTCTCCATATCATTTTGGGGAACACCATTTATCATTACTGCCACATTTCGTTGATTAAACCCACGAACATTGATACGAGCGTCACCCGCACCACCACCTTGTTGTGTTGCGTAAACACTTGGTGTAGTATTCAAAGCCATTGGAATATCTTGTGAACCAAGACGAAATTCCATTTCTTCTTTTCCTACATTAGTGTAAGCAACGGGTGTTTTTTCATCAGCACGAGAAGCTAAAACTTCCAATGCAGATAACTCAACTGCGGAAACCGCTAAACTAAAGTCGAGTTTAACATCATCACTAACATCAACAGATTTAGTGGATGATTGATATCCGATAACAGAAGCTGTAATTGTATAAGAACCCTTGTCAACTGTAATAGAATAAGCACCGACTTCCGAAGAAGAAGTACCTAACTCAGTTCCTTCTACAATTATATTAGCTCCAATTAAAGGATTACCTGACTCATCAGCGACTACACCACTTACAATCGCAGATAGTTTTTCTTCTGTTACAACTTCTTGTCCTAAAAGAAATATAGGCATAAGTATAGTTGCCACTAATGAGAATAGATTACGTTTATTCATAAAACGTCTCCTCGTTTTTGTTTATTATTAAGACGCATTTTTCTACAGGTGCGTCAACTGCCTGTCTTGGGTATGTGAATTCTTATTTACCAGGTCTTGCACCACGTGGTAACTCACCTGATATTTGATCTGAATCTTTTTTAATAGGTTCTTCAATTTTTTTTTCTTTTTCTTTTCTTGAAAAAACATTCCTCCTAATGTAAATATCTTTAGGTTTTTCCAAAACTACATTTTTTTTACCATCCCTATTTTTTTCTTCAAGTATTTTATTATATGCTAAGACTAAACTTACAGCCATAGGGTCAAATACAAAGATAAGAATAAAGATAAAAAACTTAACTACGGTATCTATATCTGTTCCAAATACTCTTGCAAGATAAATAGCAGGACCTACATCAACTCCAGTTTCAACAAGAGATGTTTTTAAATCACCTATATCTTGTTTAATATTTAAAATTTTATCATTTATTGCTAATACTTTTGGATTATATTCTTCACGAAGTTTTCTTTTTGCTGTAGGGTAATTGTCCGGTAAGGATGATAGTGATTGTTCTAATTCATCTTTAAGATATACTTTATCTTCTTCTAATTGTTTTAATCTATCTTCTTTATAAAGTAATACTGTAGTTTGTTTTTCAAATTCAATTGTTGCACCTTGATATGCATTAGATAAAAAACCGAATATACCAGCACTCGTTATAAATACAAGTGTAACAACACCAATAGTCATATAATATTTTAACCAACTATTTATCTTAGTCCAGTATCTATATAGGAAAGATGCTGATACAAGTTTTGCAAATTCTAAACTACCAGCCATTACAACTACAGCAAAAGTAGCTCCTGCAAATAATTTAGATAATCCAAATACTGAATAATATGCTGCACTTCCAGCAACTAGTAGAGCTGACAGTCCTACCGTATACTGAAAAATATTTTTTTGTTTCATAGTTAATCAAGCCTGTGCTATTTTATCTTTATTCAAAAATATCAATAAACCTTCTAACTCTTCGGGGGTTGGGGGGATTTGAAAAACGGTTTCTGTTTCTATACCTTCTTCATTAATATATGTTACTCTATTACTACCAGACAAATGTTTCTGGACATCTCGTAGTATTTTATTATATATATTATCGTTAAATTTCATAATGAATTCTCACTATTATATTATCTGTCGTATATAAATATTATATATACTATTTTATAATATCTTCAAACTCCGCATCTATTATTTTCATACATAAATAAAGTACATCACCGTTCCGTAGAACAGCATCAGTTAAACTATATCTGTTTTTAAGTTCATCAGTTGGAATGTTTGTAACCTTGTTAACCGATACTGTTCCACGGACAACATACCTATCATCGTTTACATTGATGATTTGCAAGAATTAGCCGATCTTAACAGTATGTTTTTTCGGTTTTTCCGGTTCTATCTTTGGGATGTCGATAGAAAGAACTCCGTCTTTGAAATTAGCTGATATACTATCACCGTTTAATAATTCACCAAGTTCAAAAGAACGTTTGAACGAAGAAGACTTTAACTCTCTACGAAGTACTTTAGCACCACTCTCTTCAGTAATACCGTGTTTATCACCACTAATGGTCAATACACCTTCTTCTACTTCTACGTTAAGTTGTTTCTTATTCAAACCTGGAATCTCAGCCACGATACCTACTTTGTCATCGTATTCATATACGTTAACTTTTGGATATGCAGTTCCTTGCATTGGATTTACTCCAACAGATTTAGTTATATCTGGATAATGTGTCGCCACTATTTGGTCAAACATCTTGTCAAAGGGTGTTAAAAAATCGTCCCTATCGAAAAAAGGGACTCCTGTATGAAATGCAACTTTTGTCATTTTATTTCTCCTATTTTGTTTACTATTTAGTCAAACATTAATATCCTCATTTGAGCGATATTAATAACTTCTATAATAAGTATATAAAACTTTTTAAAAATACAATTTTATTTGCTATTAATATTTATAAGAACACATACATATTAATATGAATAACTCTAGTTTACAAAAACAAATACAATACACACTACAACTATTAATGATTGTAATGATATCATTAGAAGTAGCTATACCACCAAATCCCTATGCTGAAAAAATATTATTCATAGGTTTTTTTATTATTGTGTTAAAACACGATTTAGTAGAAAAAATATCTAAATTACTAGATAAATTTTTTGATTATATCGGTAAAAACTCTATTTTATAATTTGGTATACTAGACTAGTAACTCCGAAAGATAACCCTGCACCATACGTAAAGTACAACCATTTATTTTCATACCAACTCGGTTTTACTAAATCAGTTTTCTTTTCAGAAAGTTTAACTTGTTCTTCTAACAAACTAATCTTTTGATTTAATAAATCTACCTCAATTGTCTTTAGTGAATCAATTGTACTAAGAGAATCTACTTGTATCTGTAACTCTTTAATATTATTTGATATATTTACAGCTTCTTCTTCAGTTAAAGTTACTTGTGATAATCCTACTGAAAATAATAAACTTATTATTAATAACTTTTTCATAATTTACTTTTTCTTTGCAAAATCTTTTAGAAACGCTTCAGCCTCTTTTGAAGTTTTGACTGGTTTTCTTTTTTTAGGTTTCCTAGCTTTTGCTTGTTGTTTCTTTACTTCTTTAAGTTTTTTATCAACTTGTTTTTCACTCTTTTTAACTTGTTTAATTTTTGTATCTACTTTCTTAACTTCAGTTTTTTTCTTACTTGAAGCCTTAGAGCTTAATCCTAATATTCCTAAAAGTAAACCAAATAATTTAAATAAACCTTTCATAAAACACTCCTTTATCTTTTATAAGTATTAACAAATATAATAAATATATTTTTTATATTTTAGACAGATTATTTTTATCAATAAACCAAATCTTTCCCATAGAATCTTTTACGTGAAAATGACCATTTTCTTTTTGTTCAAATCGAACAATTTCATTTTCATATAACGTTCCACTTATTGTAGATACGGTTTTTATAACTTTAAGCTTTTCGCCTTTTTCTACCACCTTGACCTCTATACTTTTTTACGTAATGTTTTTTAGAACCTATATTTCCTGACTTGGTTCCTCTACCTGAACCTTGTCGTGTTCTCTTTACATTCTTTTTTATTTGTGTTTGCAATGAAGATGCCATACATCATAACCTTTATTTTATATTTTATGTTTCTTTTTTCGTTTAGCTTGATTAGATACTATCCACGCCTGAATCCAATTTTGGTAAGGAACATTTGTTCCAGGAACTAGTCTTTGTTTTGTTTTAACTTCCGAAGACTTTTTTCTTTTCACCGTGATACTCATATGCGTGTCCGTTCTCTTTGAGTAATTCATTTACAGATTGTTCGTGTCCTTTAACAAACAACTCACCAAGAACTCTACCATACTTACCAGTTCCGTGAGAGATGATTGAAAACTTACCTTCATCAGAATTTTCTAAAAGGTCTTTTACAAAAGCTTTCGCTTCCAAACCCTTTTTCTTTTCTTCTAAATCTCGTGTTCTACTTTCCCAAGTATCAACACCATAAAATCTAATTCTACTTTTTATCCAAACGTTAAATCCTAAATCAATCATTGCGTCGCACGTATCTCCGTCTACGACTCTAACCAATTTACAACTATACCCGTGTTTCTTAACCTCTAATCCCATTTACTTTCTCCTATATTTAAATACGAAGTGCTACTTGTGATGCAACTAAAAACATTTTCCTAGTAGTACTATTCCATTTACACAGACTAATATTTGTTAAAATATTTTTCGCATCTGTGCTTGTAATCTTTCTAGTATAAATATTACCATCATACGAATAAGTATTTTTATCAGAATGTGCTATATTATTAATTATCTCTTTAATAACTTTAAAGTTTTGATAATACACGTAATCAGTTCTAAGTACAGTACGAGAATTATCTGATAATACTAAGTACTTAGCATAGTCTGAGAATTCGTTCATTTCCATTTTAATCTCCTTATATTAAATTATACCGAGCTGGGAAGAAAGGAAAAAACCCAACTCGGCCTCGTGTGAGAGAAATATTATTTACTTCTATTTTTTGAAATAAGTTCGTTTAATCGTGTTGTCATTTTAGTTACATCTTTACCGGCTTTCAATCCATTATTGATAGCTTTTTCATATGCGTCAAATATAACTCTATTTAACTTATTTGTTTTTCTAGCTTTAGTCTTTGATGACATTATAACTCCTATTTATTTGTTCATTCATAAATTTTAATTTTTTTGTATCATTAGTTCGATAGTATTTTGTTTTAATTGCGTGACAATCGGCACATAAGGTTTGTAAGTTTTTACGATTATTATTATTATGATTTTCATCTACATGGTCAACTTGACATTGATATTTATAATCAATAATTGTAGTTGTACATTTAAAACCTAAACGACTATCAATATTTTCACAATAATCTTTCCTATATATTTTATAATCCCAACCATTTAAACCGTATTCAATACTATGATGCATATTACATTTCGCCCTACGAATTATAGAACCGTCTTTACGATAGTTACCGGTGTGTTGTCCCAGGTCATTACAACCTGAGACTTCACATATTCTTTCAGTAACTTTAGGCATTTACGTTATTCGCCTCAATTTCTTCTTCATTAAACAAGTCATCAGAAGAACCATCACCTATATACTTCTGTACTAACTGTTTAATATAAGTTCTTTCACTATCTACACCACCGTCATCAGCGTACTGTGGATAAACAGTAACTTCTGCAGCCTCATCAAGTCCAAAACCGTCAAACAATAACCCAGCTAACTCTACAGAAGTTCTTGTTGAAATACCAGAAGAAATCTTACCAGCATCAGACTTAGATTCCATCCGAGTTAAATGAGATATTTCTGCAACAGATTTTAATAACTCACTATCTACGTGAGGAAACATATAAGTCAACAGACCGTGTTCCTCAGTATCAGTTAAAACATCCATCTCAACAACAATGAATCTGTCCATAAGAGCTTTATCCATAACTCTTGTAGAAGTATATTCATTACCAATGTTAGCTGTGGCTACGAAAGTAACACCTTCAGCTACATTAACAGTTTCACTACTGTCAGCCTCATCTAACCTAAGATACCTTTGACCACTATCTAAAACTGTCATAAGAATATTCCACGCATCTGGATGAGCTCTTGATAACTCATCTAACAAGATAACTGCGTTTGGAGTTCTGATCGCTTTTACAAAAAGTGATTCAGAAAAGTAAGTACCCTTTGATTTATCAAAATGAGTATTACCAATTAAAGTTGAACGAGGATCCTGAGTAGCTCCTAAATTAAAGTAGAAGTCAGGTCTATCTAACGCATTTACTAATGACTTAGCTGCCATTGTTTTACCACACCCAGCAGGACCAGTCATTAAAATATTTTTACCACGAACAGCAGAACGAACTAGATACTTCCACTTCAATTCTTTCATAACTAAACCTTTAGGTTTCATACTATAAGAATTATGAATAAAATTCAAAACTTCAGTATGATCTGAAGGAACATCAATAGATACTTCATTATTTACAGGTATCCCTGTACTTTCAAAAACTTCCATCGGAACTTTCCACCAGTAAGTTCTCCCACTCTTACCAGTTCTAAGTTCTAAAGCCATACCTTTTTTATAGGCTTTCTTACGAGTACTAGTGCTTATTTTTGATGTATATTTATTACCATCAAAATCGAAAGCATTATATCGGTTTCCCGATTTTTTTATTTTTACAACAACATTATTCATTTGTTATTTTTCCTTTTTTATTAATATTTTTATTAAATCTCATATACAAAGGTACGAATAAAAACGCATATGGCACAAGCTTTTTTTTCACTTTTTTGCAGATTTTTTAAACCAGTGTAAAGTACCATTATAACTCTCATATACCTCATAACCACATTTTTTAACCCAAATACATTCCCAACTAAACTCATCATCTCTAAGATAAGTTTGCCTCATTTTATATCCACACATACATTCAGGATTATTTTTATACAATATGTTAATTAGAAATTTTATGATTTCTCCAAGAATTTTTTATTCATTGTTTTTGTAATTGACAGTACTGAAGTTACATCAACGAACTCTGAATCTTTCCCGTACATCCTTTTAAAATCTTTAATAGTAGATTCGTGATCCCAATCATTTTCACTACCAATATAATAACTAAGAACTTTGATACCTTTTTCTTTAATAGTATTTACCATCTTTTTAGTGTGATTAATTGCGTCATTATGATAATACTCTATATCTTTATTATGAAACATTGGCATCCCATCACTAAAGTTTAAAAAGTAAGAATCTTTATCTTCAGTAGTAGGAACAATTTCATTCATAATAGCTTCATAACATAATCCCTCAGGTGTAGTACCACTAACTTTAATGTGAGCAAATAAATTCTTTACTTTCAAAAACTTATCAACACGTGAATCATACGCAATTAAGATAAGAGGTTTATCACCAGAATTTCTACCATGACCTCCAGTATTATGAGTACTTCTGATTGAAACTACTACATCAACATTCTGAATCATTGAGGTTGCTTTACAAATTGCAACAACTGAAGTCATTGTCTTATCCCATTTATCTCCACCCATCGAACCACTAGCGTCAATTGAAATATGTAAGAAAGCGTCTGAATAAGATTCTATAAAAGAAGTATTGAAAACTCTTTCATTACCAAAACCTAATTCACTAATTAATCTTTTATCAATCTTTCCACTATCTAATCTTGTCCATTTAGTTTCACGAGACTCTCCTCTAACTTGAAGTTTTCTACCTAAGATAGTTCCAAGTCTAATACCTTCTTCTACAAAACCTGTTTGTTTATCACTATTATGATCATAATAATATCTTGAATATTTATAAGGTGATAAAATATTTAATCCTGTTTCATAATTTCCACTTGACTCAATTAACTCTTTAGTAAGTTTTTTAACTACTAAACACTTAACACCTTTTTTATTATAACTAACATCTTTACCAACTTCTTCATAAGTCATACCTGATGCTTCGATAGTTTTTAATTCTCTTGAATTACTCTTAGTTAATTTACCAGTTTTCTTTACATTACCATTAACAAAATCTTTCTGTTTTGTAATAGCTTTATCAAGTTGTATCTTTTGATGAGGAGTTAACTCAACTGATTTACTATTACCAGTAACACCACTAGTTTCATCATTTTCTGTTGAATTTAGTAAATCGTTAAATTCTTCATCAGTTAATTTATCAGAGTCATCAGAAGAATCACTACCATCACCTTTTTCATAAGTAACTTCACCTGTTTCATCATCAACTTTTTCAATACCATCAGGAATGTTATTAAGTATTGTATCGTAAATTTGAAGAGCAATCCCAAACGCAGCACCTGTAGATTCCATACTTTTGACAGTACCAAAGATAAGTTTTCTAATTTCTCTCAAACCCGGAAGAACATCTAAATTAGTATTTTTATTAGTAAGATTAATTATTCTAAAGATATATGAATCCCAATCTTTAGAAGTATACTCTGTTGATTTAAGTGCCTTATCAATTACTTTAGAATGAAAATACTTATCATACATTGAATGATAATATCCCTTATAACCTGGTGAAGTAGTGAAAATAAAATGATCAATACGTCTATCTTCAACATAGTTTAATAAATTTTTAATATGAGTTAAAATTTCACTTTTTGAAAATCCTTTGACTTCCGCTCTATTATAATATTCTTTAGGGATATTCATTTCAAGATTTTTTAGAAAATCAAAATCAGAAAGTTTAATATGAGATCCTTCGTGAAGAGCTAATCCAACAGAACTATCAAATAACTTATCATCTAACTTAGCACCAATAGTAACAGTTTTACCATCAGTATAAGAATCATCTCTACTAGTAAAGTTAACTTTAATTGAAGAGTCACCTGTTACGATACTAACGAAATTACTAACAGCTCTACGATATCCAGCTAGAGCTACTAAATCAACTTTAGGTTTTCTATTAACTTCTACTTCATCATCAAAGATAGAACTAGTAGTATCCCAACCATCGTCTAACCAAAAAGAACTATAGTTATTTTTCTTATTGAGATTCTTAACACTATATTTCTCTCTAAGTGCCATTGGATTAAAATGTTTAAAGTTTTTCAAATCTTTCATTTATTACTCCTTTTCACATCTAAAGGTACGAATAAAAACGCATACGGCACAAGCTTTTTCTGCAATTAATTGCAATATTTTTTTAGTTGTTTGATATTTATCTACGATTGATTGAGTAAGTAGAAAGGGAATAATATAAAGGGTATTCAATTTAATTTAGGTTTTATGTCAAATTCATCTAATATCTTAAAAGTAAGTATCCATTTCATATTATCATCTTCATCCCATTCTTCATAATCAGATAAATAACAAGTATCATTAACCATTTTATCCATTACTGATTGAACTTGTTCTTCTTTGTTACATATAATATAAATGAAATTTCCACTTGTTCTTACCATAACTTCATTAGTCGGTCTATTATAAATTATATTTTCTCTCATACTAAGATATCCACGTTGTTAAAATATGTAGTGCACTAATAAAAAGTACTACTTGTAATATAAAGAAAGAAATTAAAAATAACTTTCTCCATACCCACCACACTATATTTTCTAAGAGTACTAATAATTTATTCTTTCCAGTATACAAATCAGGTGTATAAATAACTACTCTTAATCTTAATATAGCCCAATAGGCATCAAAGAATCCATTTACTGGTATTAAATTAGAATCATCATTACTCCACTTTTCTAAAGCTCTAGTATCCCAAAATCTTGGTTTGGTTTTCATATTCATTTTAAAGAATCTAAATCTCATCCTCTCAGTTCCTTTATTTGTTTTTCTTTATACAATCCTCTCCACCAATTATTGAATCTGTCTTTTATATTTTTGATTGGTCTAAATACTCTTGATAAATAACTATCTACTTTAACTTCAGGTGTAAAACTATCTGTAGGATTTGGTATCATATCACCGAAACCCTTTTCTCTAAGTTTATCCAAATCCACTTCACCACCATACTCTTCGAAGAAC